GCCGCCGCAGGCTGTGCCGCAGCAGGTCGTGGGCCGCTGCCTGCGTGACGTTCTCGCAGGCCAGCCCGCGCCACAGGCGGGCGCGCGGCCACTCAGTAGCGTCCGCGCCGGGCTTCCATGAGGCTTTGGCATAGGTGACCCCATCCGGTTCTAGCTTCGCAAAGGGGTAGCATAGCACACGACCAGAGGGCAGCGCATACCAAAGATGCACCCCGTCAAACAAATACGTCACCCGCCCGGCGCTGAACTCGTGGCCCTTGTTCCGCATGGCGCGGGTGTAGGCGCCCTCCAGCCCCTGCCAGAACGGCACGGCCCACGGGTTCGCCCGGCGCCACGCGTCGACCATGCGCTGCGCCTCGCTCTCGGGCATGTGGACGCCGTAGATGCGCCCCATGGCAGCGAAGGCGCCCACGCCGCCCGCGAAGCCGCAGGCGAGTTCCTGCACCTTGCCGACCTGGCGCTGGTCCTTGGTGACGTCGTCCATGCCCACGCGGAAGGTCGCAGCCGCATTGACCTTGTAGACGTCCTTCCCGGTGCGGAACAGTTCTAGCTTGTCGTCGCCGGCACCGGACAGCCACGGGTTCACGCGCGCCTCGATGGCCGACCAATCGGCCGCCACCAGCACCTTGCCGGGCGACGGCAGCAGGGCAGGGCGCAGCATCCCCTTCAGCACGTCCGTGACGCGCTTGCCGTAGCGCGGCACGATCTGATGCGCGCGCACCATGGCCTGCCGCACGTCGTCGGGCGCCTCGGCGCACTTGCGCGGGAAGTTGTGGACCTGCAAGCCGTAGCTGCTGGCCCGCCCTGTGGCAGCGCCGCCGGCAAAGACAAACGCGCCGCGCACCCGCTGGTCCTCGGCGTCGGCCAGCGCCGCCGCACGGCTGAACTTGGCCACGCTGCTGGCCCACAAGTCGTCGGCGCATTGGATCACCTCGGCCACGTCGGGCGGCACTTCGTCGGCGTTCTCATCGGCCAGTGCCAACAGGTTGGCGCGCACGGTCTTGTCAATTGACACCTTGGGCACCCCGTCCTTCCAGACGGTCATCAGCTTGCGCGCCTGCGCGCCCACCCGGTGTTCGACCCACGCCCGCATCTTGGGGCTTCTGACGCTGGTGATGACGCCCTCGGTCACCTCGCGCACGGTCTGCTGGATTTCCACCAGTTCGTCGGCGGCGTAGCGCACCGCCGCCGCGCACAGCGCGGTGTCCACCAGCACCCCACGGTCGTTGATCCGCTCATTGACATGGTAGTCGGCCAACTCATCGTCGGACAGTTCGCGCATAACCTTGCTGACGGCGCGCATAGCGCGCACGTCCTGTTCGCAGTAGGCCACCATCTCGGCCAGCAGCGCCGCGTCTTCGCGGAAGGTGCCGTCGGGCTTGGGGATCGACAGGGCGCGGATCAGTTGAGCGCCGCGGTGGTCTTTCTTCATACCCGCGCCGGCGAAGCGCCCCACGTCCTCCAGACTGCCCGGCGCGCAGTTGGCCCGCGCCTGTGTTGCGGTGCAATAGAACTGCTCCAGCGCTGGCTCAGGGAAGCCATGCTCGGGCGCCAAGACATACCAGAAGACCAGCCGCTCGAAGGCGGCGTTGTGGGCGCGTATCTGGCCCCGGTGCTGCGCCACGCGGTCAGGGAAAGGCTGACCCGGCTGCCAAGTCACCACGTCCTCATCGTCGAAGGCGTAGGACATGCACAGCACCTCGGTGCTGCCGTCCTGCGCGTAATTGTAAACGCCCGCGCTGGTCAGGTCACAGCGGCTGCGGGTTTCGAAGTCAAGCCAGAGGATCATGCTGAAAAGGCCCCCGGCTTGCGCCGAGGGCCGATCCTTCTCAGGCCGCGCGACGACGACGACGGCCCGTTTCAGCAGGCGCGGGCGCGGGCGCATCTTCCTCGACTTCCGCCTCGGCTTCAGGCTCCGCAGCGGCAGGGCCTTCAAGGCTCACCCACGACACCACGTCGAACACAGGCGTGTAGATGCGCCCGTAGGACTTGTGGGTGTAGTGTTCCTTCTTCAGGCGCACCACCGGCACAGGCTTGGACTGATCCTTCTCCACCTGCGTGGCGATGGCCAGCGCCAACACCTGCACGGCGCGCTTGCCGCCCACCGAGGTGGTCGAGAAGCGGGCTTCCATGCCCTTGTCTTCGCCGCTCATGCACTGGAGGGACATGCCCACCTGCGTTTCCCAGCCGCGCTTGGAACCAGCCGGGGCAGGCTCCAGTTCCGGCAGGGGATGCGATACCGGCACCATCTTCTCGCCCAGCACGTCACCGTCACCCCACGCGATAAAGCCGTGGGTGAAGGAGAACGGGTTGACCGCCCAAGTGCTGTCGTCTTCCACTTCGGTCTGGTCAGCGCCGAAGACCCAATGGCCGGTCTTGTCCATCTTCAGGATGACCGTATTGCCAAGGGCCACGCCGGTGTCCAGCGACCGCAGGGACTGCGCCAGCGATTGCACGGAGGGGAGGTTAGCGTTACCGAATTTCGCGACTTCGTTCATTGTACCGTTCCTTTCCTGTTTATCTTACTGATATTGCCAAGTGATCGCTTTGACTGCCCACATCTGGGCCGTCTGCGCTTCAGTGATGGCAATGGACGCCATGCGCTTAACTTCGGGATTGTCGGACTGCGCCCGCAAATAGTTCATCCGGTCGATGATTGCCGCAAACTCACGTTTGCACTTATCGACTTCATGGCTACTGCCGGGGTTAAAAGTCAGGCCGACGGCCTTTTCTCCGAAGCTAAGTTCACGTTTTTCCGCTTCCATTTTACCGTTCCTTTACGAGAGTTTACCAAGAGCAGCCGCCAACTGACGGCCGATCTGTAACGACGCTGGGCGAGGATCATCCTCAGTTGCCAGCGTGTCACCTGTTGAGACAGCGACAATCAAGTCGTCGGGCATGGCCAGCTTGTGCTTCTTCAGCACCTTCTCGGCCTGCGCGGGCGACAACAACTTTGTCTCCATCAATTCTGTCTGGTCAAGCCCGAGGTCTTCCAGCGCAGCCCGCGCCTTCTCGGGATCGACCCACTGCCGGGTGGCGCGCTTCGGCACCAGCTTGTAGCCGGGCACCGCGCCGCCTGCCTGCAACATCTGAAACGCCAGCGCCCGCAGGTCCGTGATCCACTGCTCCAGCAGGTCGGCCTTGGTCAGCATCTCGCCGATCAGCGGCGCGTCCAGCGCCTTGATCTGCGCTTGCAACGCCCGGTCGACGCTGCCGGTCAGCAGCGGGCAGATCGGCTTGGCCGAGCACCAGCGGCAGTGGTCGCCGGCAGCCATGTCAGGCTTCGGCCCCAGCGCCGTCTTGACGGCTGCGAACAACTCGCGCTCGAAGGCGCGGATGCGGACCTCCGTGGTCACCCAGCGCTTGACGGGCACACGGGCGGTCGGCTGCACGATGACGCATTCGATCTCGGTCGCGCCATCAAACGCCCACTGCACGTCAGGCGTCCGCATGGCCGCCGCAGCGTAGAACATCGCCTGCGGGTTCTCTTCCACCGGCACGTCAACGCCGTCGCCGAACTTCCAATCCAGCACGATGGCGCGGCTGCCGATGCGGCCGATGAGATCGGCAGAGCCAAACACGTCGGGCAAGGCGTCGCCGAAGCCCACAATGGTTTCGCATTCGTAGTCCATGCGCTTGTCGGGGTCGATTTCATCCAGCGCGGCCAGCGCCGGCGCCACCTTGGCCTCAATCAGTTCCGCGGTCACGACCACGCCGTTGAGTTCGTTGCCGATGAACTCGTCGGGCGCGCGGTTGTCCATCAGCACCGCGTCCATGATGTTGTGCAGCAGGGTGCCTTCGTCGGCGTATTTGGACGACGGCTTGGGCGGCATCTGCTGCGCCAGCTTGACGCTGGCCGGGCAGGCGATGACCCGCTTGGCGGTCGACCCGCCGACGATATTGGAATGTGGTGCCATTTGACTTCCCCTCGAAGTGTGTGGCATCCGTATATCGCAACAGAACCTGTTGCACAAGTCCTAAATCGAGGGTAAAAGAATTTTATGCGTGAGAGCGAAATTGAACGGCGCTTGGTCTGGCACGTCGTCCGCATGGGCGGCGTGGCCTACAAGTTTAAGTCGACCAACCACCGCGGCGTGTCGGATCGGGTGGTCTGCCTGCCAAACGGCCAGACTTGGTTCATAGAGTTGAAGACCAAGGGCGGCCGCCTAGCGCCGTTGCAGAAGGTGTTCGCGCAGGAAATGGAACGATTGGGGCAGCGCTACGCCTGCCTCTGGACGAAGGAGCAAGTGGATGCTTGGGCTGCGACCGTATCAGGATGAGGCGGCGGACTTCCTTTACGCGCACGACCGCGCGATGATCTTAGCCCCGGTGGGGGCGGGCAAGACGGCTATCACGCTGACCGCCATGCAGGCCATGCTGGCCGACGGGCACGTCAAGCGCTGGCTGGTGCTGGCGCCGAAGCGCGTCTGCACGGATGTCTGGCCGGTCGAGGCGCCCAAGTGGGCGCCCGGCATGAAGGTGGCTGTGGCCGTCGGGACGCCCAAGCAGCGCGTGGACGCCTTCGCGGGCGACGCGCAGGTGGTGGTGACGAACTACGACAACATCGAGCGCATCCCCGGCGGGATCGGGCCGTTTGACGGCATCGTGTTTGACGAGTTGACCCGGCTCAAGAACCCCGCCGGCAAGCGGTTCAAGGCGCTGGAGAAGATCATCGGCTGGTTCAAGTACCGCTGGGGCCTGACCGGCAGCTTCACCAGCAACGGTCTTGAGGACGTGTTTGGCCAGTGCAAGATGGTCGACCAGGCGCTGCTAGGCCGGTCTAAGGGCGCGTTCTTGCAGAAGTATTTTGTCTGCATCAACCGCGAGTACGGCGAGTGGGCGCCGCGCAAAGACGCGCTGGCGGCGGTTATGGACGCCATTCGCCCAGCCACATTCGTGCTGGAGCCAGGCGAGTACCAGGACAAGCTGCCGCCGCTGAACGTGGTCGAGATGCGCTGCAACATGACCGACCGGCTGCCGTATGAGCAGATGAAGAAGGACTTTTTGGTGCAGTTGGACGGCCAACAGATCACGGCGCTGTCAGCCGCTGCGGTCACCAGCAAACTACAGCAGATGTCCAGCGGGTTCGTTTACAATAGCCAGAGCCTAGCGCATGAGATCGCCGGAAAATTTACGCCCATTCAGGAAGCGGTCTGGTTTTCTTACCACAAATTCGACCTGCTGCACGATATTTTAGAGGGCAACCAGCGCGACAACACCATCGTCGTTTACAATTACAAGGAAGAACTGGCCGAGTTGCGCCGGCGCTATCCTCACGCCGTGACGATTGACGATCCCGACGCCATCGCTCGGTGGAACGCCGGCAAGGTCGAACTGCTGCTGATCCATCCCAAGTCTGCCGGGCACGGGCTGAACCTCCAGTATGGCGGCAACAAGATGGTGTTGATGTCGATCCCGTGGTCGCTCGAACTGTACGAGCAGGTCGTCGGGCGCCTGCACCGCGGCGGCCAGACCGCGCCGGTCTGGGTCTATGTCCTGCTCTGCAACAAAACCATTGACGAGCGTATATGGGCCGGGCTTTATGACAAACGCGCCATCTCAGACATGGCCTTGGACGAACTGAAGGGACCGAAAGAATGAACTGGCGGGAATTGAACGCCCGGTTGAGCAGCCTGCGCGAAGACGAGTTGGCCAACCTGATTGAAGAAGAACGTCAGGGGGAGCGCCGCACCACCTTGATGATCCGTATGCACCAGCGGTTCACCGCGCTCCGCGCCATGCGCGAGCGGCGAGAACTGCTTAGTCAACAATCCTAGGGATACCGCCTGCGCGGCGTTGTTCGGCAGTCATGTCGCGGCGCTCTTCGACGGTTCGCGCCATGCGTTCGCCGGGGAGTGCTTCATATTTACGAAATGCTTCCGCTTCAGCGGCGATTAACCGCGAATTATTTTGAACCGCCAACTTAAGATCATCCCATAACGGATGGTTTTTTGCGGCGTTTAACGCGTCACGTTGAAAATTCATCAATTTTTTACCTGCATTTTCGGCGTCTATAGCGCCTTGTAAAATATATTCATTAATATCAATGCCGTCAGTTTTGAAAGCGTTGCGAAGCCCATCTAATAAAGCGTTATTTTCTTTTCGTATTTGCGCGTGGTCTGCCGCTAAAAATTGCTGCGGGTTTCCTCCTTGGGCAAATTTTTCAATTTTTTGGACGTTGTGCTGTATTTCATGCAAAAACGCCGACCGCATTTCGTCTGCGTGGCCGCTGGCCAAAAACATTTTATTTGTGTCTGGATTGTACGCGCCTCTGATGTCAAAATTAAAGCCGGTGGAGCGCAGGGGGGTTTGCGCCACTTGCGGGTAACGGCTGTACAATTCTGGATGCTCCAGAACATCTCCAACTGTTAGGGGTGTTTTTGGAAACATTGGTACTTGGTACACGCCGTACGCAGGCGGCCCTAAATTTTCCGTGCGTAGCCGCGCCGCTGAATCGTCAATTTCAAACATCAATCGACCTTCTGGAGACCGAAACACACCGGTTCGACGATGCACATTTTCAGGTGTAGTCCAGTTAAGCCAATCTCTTGCGCGCCAAAAAGCGTTTTGTACGCCTTGCGCGTTTTCCCCGCCGAATACGCGCACAGTGCTGGCGCTAGGCCGCGCCGCAAGGCTCGGCGTTGCGGTGCCCATCAGGCCCGTCGTGATGTCCATAGGGTCGTAAGCTTCGCCGCGCATGGCCCTGCCGCCGGCGCCCAGCATCCCCAAGATGTCGCCGGTAAAGCCGCCGCGGAGGTCGAACCGGCCGCTGCCGGGCACGTTAGGGTCGCTGCTGATCGGCAGGATTGCGCCGTATTCACGCGACGGATCGCGCGGGTCAAACAAGCCTTCTAGGTACCGACGGAACGAATTTGCCATCTCAGGGCTACGCCCCGGCAGCATCGCGCTTCGCATCGAGTTCCGTTCCATCGTCGGCTCCTACGTCAACAAGCCCAGCGCCTTAACATACCGCTCGCGCACGTCCACAATGCCGATCAGGCCGCCGTTGATCCGCTGCCGGCACTTGTCCAGCGCGTCAGCGTCGGCCAGTTCGTTGCAGCCGTTGGCGGCCCAGTAGAACGCCGCGCTCTCGGCGGCGCCTTCCTTGGTTTCGATCCAGCTTGGCAGATCATCTACCAGCATACCCATGGTCTGCGCCAGCTTTTCGTAGTTGTACCGCCCGGTCGTCTGCATCAGCCCGCGCCCGATGAAGCGCCAGCCGTCGCCGGGGTTCTTGTTGCCCATGCGCCCGCCATAGGCCGCCTCGGCGATGGCCTTCTGGTCTGCCGGGTGCGCGTCCGTGCGGCCTACCTCTTCGGCGTATTCGGGCGAGAAGTACTTGGGCCACTGCGCCACCAGCGCAGAGGGCTTGTAGTTCAGGTTCTCGCGGATGGCGCGGCCGCCGTTGCTCTCGTGGCCCGTGTTGGCCAGGAACATGGCGATGCGCTTGGACGTGATGATGCCGTGCCGGTCGCAGGCGTCGTTTAGCACCGCAGCCCATTCGACCGGATCGGCCCAACCCAAACCCTGCATTAACTTGGAAGTGATCACCTGCGAGCCATCCTATTCATCGCGTCGGTCTTCTCTTTACTGCCGGCGCTGCTGCCAAAGTAGTACGCTACAACGCCGCCCCAAGCCGTGCCAAGGGTGCCCAGCATGATCAACAAGGCCTCAGACCCGCCGTGCTGCGGCAGGCCGTTTTGCAGCATGTAGAACAGGGCGCCGAAGTACCCCGCTGTGATTAGCCCAGCCAAAATGCGCGGGGTCCAATCCTTCGCCGCGACCTCGCGGTTGCGGGCGCTGTCACGGTCGGCGTTGGCGATGCGTTCTAGGTCGATGTCCAACTCGCGCATCTTGACCGCGAAGTCCTGCTCGGCGGTCTTCAGCGCCAGAAGCTGCTCCGGCGTGGCCTTAGCCGCAGCCTCGGTCAGTTCGGCCTCGGTGCCGTCTGGCTTGCCCAGCAGAGCCTCCGAAATGGCGCGTGTGGCCATGCCCGCCAGAGGACCGCCGACGGCGCTGGCGATGGACGGCGCGACCGTGCGGACAAGGTTCAGAAGCTGGTCCATCCTATCGCTCCAACATGAAGGTCAGGTTTTGGTGCCGGGGGTAGGTGACAGTCCGCTCACCTTCAGGACACTTGTACTTAATGGTAGCCAACAGCGTCGCCCGTCCTTGGGCGATGGTTTCCTTGTCGGCAATGTCCAGCAGGTAGG